CAGGCTTTTTCGGCCACTTGAACCGGAAGTCCCACTTCCTCGTGAAAATCCGGAATCTCAATAAAATAGTACCTGTGAGTGAAAGCTCACACCCACAAGCGGTACGTCCACTGGCCCCGGACGATCCAGTACCGCCTGATGGGACAAGTTAATACGAACAGCTGCCTACTGGATAAGGAAGCTGCAGACCGGAACGGAGAAATCTCCGTCGGGACTGTGGTTGGATTTCTATACCCATTTGCAGCTGACCATGAAGGTTTCCTCCGTTCCAAGCAAATCGAACGGAGGAAATTTTCATGCAAAACAACGACAAGAAGTACTTTATCCCGGTCGACGGGACCCCTATCGAGGTCAGCGAGGAAGTTTACAGGGCGTACTACCAGCCCATCTGGAACACCCGCTACCATGCCCAAAAGAACGGCGAGTGCCGCTGCACCAAGGCCCAGCTTTGGAAATGCGACGGTGTTTGCCCCGGCTGCCCGTTCTACGCTGCCGGTAAGAAGGTTTCCATCGATACGCCTATCGGCGGCGAGGAAGACGAGCTTACCCTTGGCGATACGCTGGCCGATGACGCACCGTCTGCGGAGTCCATCCTTATGGATAAGGAACTGCTCGACGCTCTTTACGACGAGCTGAACCGCCTTGACCCGGACGGCAGACGCATCTGCGAACTCATTATGCAGGGCAAGACGGAGCGTGAAATCGCTGCCGACATGGGCAAACGCCAGTCGACCATTAACTACCAGAAGAACAAGGTGTTCTCCATCCTGCGTGAAGCCCTGAAGGACTTCATCTAATACCCCGCAATGACCGCCGTGGAAGAAATTCTGCGGCGGTCAAATTTTTTTCAGATTTTTTCGTTCAAAACCCTGATTTCCCTCCAGTGGGTACTGAGGACAGCAAAACAACACAGGTCCTCAGAAAGGAGGAACCGCCAATGAGTGAGTCCAGACCCAACAAGGCCGTCACCGATGAAGATCTCATCGAAGTGCTTACGGCAATCAGCGTAGTGTCAAGACGCCTGGCGAGGAAGCTGATCCAGTTGAACCAGACAAGCCAATCTCAGGAAGGAGAAAATCAGGATGAGCAAAACGAGCGAAATGGAAGCGACCATCAGAGAGTTACGGGATATTGCATCTTCTATTAACGACATCGCCAACTGGCTGACCGGCGCACTCAGCGGCACCGAGGAAGCGGCCCCTGCTCCTGAACCGGAAAAGGCCCTCACTCTCGAAGAGGTCAGAGCGATTCTGGCAGAAAAGTCCCGTGCTGGTTTCACCGCTCAGATTCGTGACCTTCTCCTGAAGTACGGTGCCAAGAAGCTCTCCGAGATTGACCCGGCAAGCTACAAGGCTCTGGTAGCGGATGCGGAGGTGCTCGGAAATGCCTAACCACGCACTTCTCTCGGCATCGTCTTCGCACAGGTGGCTCAACTGCCCACCATCGGCAAGACTCTGTGAAGGCTACGACGACAAAGGCAGCAATTTCGCAGCCGAAGGTACCGACGCCCACGCTCTCTGTGAGTTCAAGCTCCGGACGGCACTCGGTATGGAAGCAAAAGACCCGACCGAAGAGCTCACTTGGTACAACTCCGAAATGGAGGAATGTGCCAACGGGTATGTGTCCTTCGTAATGGAGCTGGTTGAAGAAGCCAAGAAGACCTGCCCGGACCCTGTGGTCCTGATCGAACAGCGGCTCGACTACTCCAAGTATGTCGAAGAGGGCTTCGGCACCGGCGACTGCGTCATCATTGCAGACGGGACGCTGCACATCGTCGACTACAAGCACGGCAGAGGCGTTCTGGTCGAAGCCGACGACAACCCGCAGATGAAGCTGTACGCCCTCGGTGCGCTGGAGCTGTTCGACTGCATCTACGACATCGGCACCGTCAGCATGACCATCTACCAGCCCCGACGCTCCAACGTCAGCACCTTCACCATTCCGAAGGACGAACTCTACGAGTGGGCCGATCAGGTTCTGGCCCCGACTGCAGAGCTTGCCTTCAACGGAGACGGTGAATACCACTGCGGCGAATGGTGCCAGTTCTGCAAGGCCAAAGCTGACTGCCGTGAAAGAGCCAACGCCAACATGGAGCTTGCCAAGTTCGAGTTCAGGCAGCCGCCTCTGCTGACAGATGAAGAGGTCGAAGAAATCCTCGGTCGCATCGACGAGCTGATCGCTTGGGCCTCCGACATCAAGGACTATGCGCTTCAGGCAGCCATCAGTGGTAAACAGTGGTCCGGCTACAAACTGGTCGAGGGCCGTTCCAACCGCAAGTACACAGACGAGAATGCCGTCATCGCAGCCGTAACAGCTGCCGGGTACGACCCCTACGAACACAAGATTCTCGGCATCACCGCCATGACCTCGCTTCTCGGAAAGAAACAGTTCAACGACATTCTTGGAGGCCTGATCACCAAGCCTCAAGGAAAACCCACGCTGGTGCCGGACAGCGATAAGAGACCGGCAATGACAACCATTATCGATGATTTCAAGGAGGACAACTAATATGTCAAATTCTACTAAACTCGCAAACCCCATGAAGGTTATCACCGGCAAGGACACCCGTTGGTCCTATGCCAATGTCTGGGAGGCCAAGTCCATCAACGGCGGCACCCCGAAGTTCAGCGTCAGCCTCATCATTCCGAAGACTGACACCGTGACCGTTCAGAAGATCAAGGCAGCGATTCAGGCGGCCTATGAGGAAGGTCAGGCCAAACTCAAGGGCAACGGTCGCACCGTACCGCCTCTCACCGCTATCAAGACGCCTCTCCGTGACGGCGACACCGAGCGTCCGGATGATCCGGCTTACGCTGGCAGCTACTTCATTAACGCCAACTCCGCCACGGCTCCCGGAATCGTAGACGCTGACTGCAATCCGATCCTGACTCGCTCCGAGGTCTACTCCGGCGTATACGGTCGTGCCAGCATCAACTTCTACGCTTTCAACTCCAACGGTAACAAGGGCATCGCCTGTGGGCTGAACAACCTGCAGAAGATCCGTGACGGCGAACCCCTCGGCGGCAAGTCCAGCGCAGCATCTGACTTCTCCACCGATGCGGATGAAGATTTCCTGTCTTAAGGAGGTGCGCACCATGAACGCTACTACGATTCTTTGCATCCTGCTTCTGTCCCTCTATCTGGTTCTGGCCGTGTTTTGGGTCGTCAGGTCCATCATCGACACCATCGACGACCGCAAGCGTGAAAAGCGTAATGCTGCTCTTGAGGCTGAGCGTGAAGCTCGTAACGCCAAATGGGAAGCCGAGCGTCAGCAGCTTGAACGAGAACGTGCCATTCGTGAAGTCGAGTACCACGAAGCCCGAATGAAGGAACTCGAACAGAAGTAATCTCCGGCCTACGGGTGGTGGGAGCAATCCTGCCACCCTTTCAGGCTACGGAAAGGACCGATGTATATGAAAACACTCAGTATTGATATTGAAACCTACAGCAGTGTGGACCTTGCCAAGTGTGGCGTCTACAAATATACCGAGGCAACAGATTTCGACATTCTTCTCTTCGGATATTCCGCAGACGGCAACCCCGTGCAAGTAGTCGATCTTGCCTCTGGTGAGACAATCCCGCCAGAGGTCATCGCTGCGTTGACAAACGATGATGTGACGAAGTGGGCCTTCAACGCTCAGTTTGAGAGGATATGCCTTTCCCGCTGGCTCCGGGATCATGGCGTTTTTGATAATGCCTACTACAGCATCCCGGAAGACACCGTCGGCAACTACCTCGATCCAGCCTCATGGAAATGCACCATGATCTGGTCCGCTTACATGGGCTTGCCACTGTCGCTGGAAGGTGTCGGTGCCGTTCTGGGCCTCGGAAAGCAGAAATTGACCGAAGGCAAAGAGCTCATCAAGTATTTCTGCCAGCCCTGTGCGCCGACAAAGGCCAATGGTGGTCGAACCCGCAACCTGCCGGAAAACGCTCCGGACAAGTGGGCTGCCTTCAAACGGTACAACATCCGTGATGTCGAGGTCGAGATGTCCATTCAAGAAAAGCTCGCCAAGTTTCCGGTGCCGGAAATGGTCTGGGAGCAGTATCACCTCGATCAAGAAATTAACGACAGAGGTGTCGCCCTCGATATGGAGCTGGTGCATCAAGCCATAGCTATGGACACCCGCTCCCGTGCGGATCTCACCGCTGCCATGAAGAAACTGACCACCTTGGATAACCCCAACTCCGTGCAGCAGATGAAGCAATGGCTTTCGGACAACGGGCTGGAGGTCGATTCTCTCGGTAAGAAGGAAGTCGCTGAAATGCTCAAAACCGCTCCGGCAGATCTCCAGAAGGTTCTCCTTCTCCGGCAGCAGCTGGCCAAATCGTCCGTCAAGAAGTATCAGGCAATGGAAAAGGCAGTCTGCGCCGATGGTCGTGCTCGTGGAATGTTTCAGTTCTATGGTGCCAACAGGACCGGTCGTTGGGCCGGACGCATTATTCAGATGCAGAACCTGCCCCAGAACCATCTTCCGGATCTGGCAGAGGCTCGTGGGCTTGTCCGTTGCGGCGACTTTGAAGGCGTGGAGCTTCTCTACGAAGATGTGCCGGATACGCTCTCTCAACTGATCCGCACCGCCTTTGTGCCGAAGCCGGGATACAAGTTCATCGTCTCCGACTTCTCGGCAATCGAGGCCAGAGTGCTGGCGTGGTTTGCCGGTGAAATCTGGCGTCAGGAGGTCTTTGAAAAAGGCGGCGACATCTACTGCGCTTCCGCATCGCAGATGTTCAAGGTTCCTGTTGAAAAGCACGGCGTGAACGGCCACCTGCGGCAAAAAGGCAAAATAGCTGAACTCGCCCTCGGCTATGGTGGCTCTGTCGGAGCTCTCAAAGCGATGGGAGCCTTGGAGATGGGCCTTTCGGAAGACGAGCTTCAGCCGCTGGTCACTGCTTGGCGCAACTCGAACCAAAACATTGTGAGGTTCTGGTGGGACATCGACCGGGCAGCTATGAATGCCGTGAAGTATCACATGGACGGCGAGGTCTGCGGAGTCAAGTTCTGCTACCAGAGCGGGATGCTCTTCATTACGCTCCCGTCCGGCAGACGCCTTTCCTATGTAAAGCCTAAGCTCGGTACAAATCAGTTCGGCAGCGAGTGTATCACCTACGAGGGTATCGGCGGTACAAAGAAGTGGGCGCGGCTGGAGACCTACGGGCCGAAGCTCGTGGAGAACATCGTCCAAGCCACCTCCCGTGACATTCTCTGCTACGCCATGCGGACCATGTCGCACTGCTTCATTACCATGCACATTCACGACGAGCTGGTCATCGAAGCCAGACCCGG